AGAGGGGTCATGAAAGACACGAATAGACCCGTTTTCGAAATAATAAAGAGTGGAAGAAATTTCAGTAGACTCAAACCAGCTTTTAACTTTACAAGGCTTAGAGGCGAACTTTTCCAAAAGCGCACTAGCTTTAGAATAATCCGCAGGGACAGGCAACTTTGCCGAAGTATTAACGTTTTTCATAACTTTCTACCTTTCTTTAGTTTCGTTTAAGCGGCAGTTTACCGCCCCTATAATATAGTAAAAAAGGTTCAGGAATAAAAGGGCAAAACGCCCAAGGAATTAGAGTCAGTCAAACAATGAGTCAGTCAAACAAAGCCCCCTACTGAAACAGAGTTTCAGAGAAGTCAGTCAATCAATACGAGCAGCAAGTGATGATGAAGGGAGTGCCCAGTCAGTCAATCAATAACATGGGATGATGAAAGGGCAGTCATTGCTGACTGCCCCCACGCCGTGATTAAGCGTAAGTGATGTATCCTTCTTCCATCAGGTCTTTGCGATAGAATGTATAGATACGCTTTGGTGACTGAACAGTCTTGAGACCGTTCTCGAGAAGCGCACCAACAATCTCAGACTGCGATGCAGTACCACCAAGAGCTTCGATAGTGTTCAGAATGATAACTGCCTGAGCTGGCAGTTTACGATTAGGAACAGTCTTGGTGACCAGTGTCACCTTACGACCATCGAAACCTTTTGGAGCTGGGGCAGGGATACCAGAATTACCAGCTGGGTCAGCAACGGCAACTTTCGTGACAGCTTCGATAGCCTTTTTGGCAGAAGCTCCAGGGAAAGTGACTTTCTTAACAGTAGCCTTTTTGGAAGTGGCTGTCTTCTTTTCGATTACTGCAGTCATAATAATGATCCTTTCTAATGCAGTTTGCGGTAAGGCGCAGCGCCTTACTCATGAGTATAATATAGTATAGTAGGACGAAGAAGTAAAGTACAAAATAAACAATATTATGACTACTTCCAGGCGCGAGTCAATCAGTCAATCAGTCGGTCAGTCAAACAAAGCTGCCTCAACAACAAAGGCCAGTCAATCAAGTATTGATGTTCGAATGCCTTTGATGATGAAACCCCATGCTTTGAAAGTTGGAGTGATGAATTGCCAGTATGCAACGTCAATGCTTTTCGTTTTGAATCGGCAACCATGATCCATGAAATACCGCCAGCTGTAGCTCGCCTCATATGCCAAGCAATTTGAAAAGGAGTCAGTGAGACAAAGTCAGTGGTTGTACATTTAAGTTCAATCCAAAATTCATGACCGCCATAACAAGCGTTGACGTCAGGCACTCCCTGCTGTAATGCTCCCGTCTCGATCCTCTGCCAATGGACCTTCGATAAATTCTTCTTCATCGCCTGATAAAGGTTCTTCTCCGTCTGATACATGTTCCACCACTTTTATGTTGCTACCGTTGATTAGTTCCTGTAACTTTGCTCTTAGTTCGTCGTCCGACATACTTTCGATCTTGTTGACCGTCACTTCCTTCTTCTCTACATATAGTCCCGCCACCTTTCCCCGAGAGATCTCTGCTGAAATAGCGGAGGATATTTGCCCTGAATCAGCGGCTTCATCGCGCAGACGGGAAAGTTCAGTAAGATGCGATTCCATTGAAACAGCGGCACGTTCTCGCTCGCGAGTCATTAGGTCGATGATATGATTGCGGATGAGCGGATTTCTGCGAAGTAGAGCAGAACCCTGCGCTTTCGCACCAAATTTATGTTTTGTGAAACCTGCACGGCGAGCCGCTTCAGCTCCAGACATTCCTTGGATATACAGTTGACAGAACTTTTTATGACGTGGCGAGAGAGGACGATGTTTCTTACCATCTGGACTTATCCAATAGTTGCCACATTCTGACGGTTCGACAGGCGTATACTCAAGGCTTTCCAATGTTGTTACTTCGTTAGACAAATTAATCCTCCAGGACATAACAAAGTAAATATAGCATTAAATCTTACCGACCGCAACAATGTATATTTCCAGTGAGAAATTTATTTCAGTATGAAAAAGTGTCCCGCGACGTCTTATTGAAGACACAGTTATCATAACTGCTAAACACCATGTCATCGCATGAAACCAAGGAAAAAGAACCACTTACAAAGAAATTATGACATTATGACATTATGATGTCACTTTACACCAACGACACACTAAAACCTGTGGGGAGAACATTCTTCTCAAATACGAGTCAGTCTAACAATGTCCAAGGTAAAAGAAAGAGGAGCCGAAGCTCCTCAATTTTAGTTTTCAACAAAGTGAACAAGTTGCCATTCTTCTTCGTACATTTGATCGAGTTCTTCTTCAGAGATAGTATAAGGCGAATGGTCGACACGCCATTGAACGGCATCAGCGACCCAGTCACTAGCATAGTCTTGAGCTTCATAGGGTAAATCAAAAGTCTTAATATGAGGATCTGGGTCGAGCGAATCAGCGGCGATAATTACAGTACATTTTTTAGTCATGAGAAATACTCCTTGAGAGCTTGTTCGAGGATTTCGGTCAACGAGCAAACTTGCTTAAATTCTTCAGGGATATCGCCTTCATCGAAGATGATTACTTCGAAAGTTTCAAGGTCGATGTACAAAGCATAATGGCTTTCTGGCCATTGATCTTTATCATCGAGTTCAGAGATAAACATATCGACACCATAGTCAGCTGGGACGATACCCATAAATTTAAGCATAAAACCCGCATCGTCACGGAAAGCAAAAAGGGCTCTAGTCATTATTTCCTCCAACATGGTTAAACATACCAAGTAGTCCAAAGATCAAGACTACCGTACCGAGAGTAAAGAGCATTGCTGCGAAGTAGGGGATGCCCAGAAGGACATCCCAAAGGGCAAATGCTGAGTAGCATAGAAATAGCCCGATCATAGCAAAGGTGAAATGTAGATATATCATTAGCTTGCCTCCAAGACCATATTACCAACCCAAACCCAATCTTGGTCTTCTTCGGGGATATTGGCATAAACCGACATATCAGTAACATCGACAGCGATATAGATTTCGTCGGCTTCAAGTGGGCGACGTTCTTTTAGCCAATCGAGATGCTTTAACCAAAGACCGCTACTGCCAGCTACTTTTTTATCATCAAGGAAACTAAAACCGCCATCAATATAAGTACGCTCGCGAGTTTCAGTATTCTCTACATAAAAATAGAAATTAGCCATGATTTTTTCCTTTCTGTTCAGCTTCGCGCTTCATAAGTTCTTCGTATTGGTCATCAATACACTCAGAACACGCAGTAGGTTGATCTAGCGTATCGGTGAGGATAGCGCACTGGTCGCAACCATCAACGGGGGTAGCAACAATATGAATAAATGCTTTAGAAGAAATAGTAGCCATAATCTTGTCCTTTCTAAATGACTCGGGCGACGCTATTAGCGTCTACATATAATATAGTATAGAACGTCCGAGAATAATATAACAAAATAATGAAAATTCCCAGAGCCGCGACTACAACAGCTCTGGGAACCCCACTAGAAAGGAAGGCATTTTTAGATGTGCCCAGCATCGTCTCGTTATGCCGCCGCGTACTCTAGTGCTTTTGAAAGGGCTTTGGCTTTGCGGTTAGCCCCAGCTCCAAACCATGCGCTATGAAGACTATTGCCTTCTGCGTTTGAACGACGGTGGTGGTCTTCTATATAAGTCACACCATTTAATGCACCCCACCAAGTACCCTTCGCTGATTTAAGTGTAGCTCCTGGTGAAAGGTCGATGGATGAAAGAACCATCTCTGATGTGCGGTTAAACTTTTCTTGCATAACAAACTCTTGATCGTTCGTGGCTTTCGCTTTTTCGATAAGTAACGCTGGCTGATAAAGTTCAGCGATATAGTTCATTATGCTTTCGGTTTTGAATGGCCGAGATGCAAGGAACTCGGCTTGTTCTTTAAACTCCTCGACGCGTCGGGCTGATAACCCAAGAGCTTCTTCAGCCGCGCTACGAACATCCATATCGAAGTCACGGATATGTGGCATACGGAATGCCGCACCGCCGTCTTGAAGAGCCATGGTTAAAGTATTATTACAGACGACACGAATAGGCGTGAACTTAATAACCATCGCCTTACCATTAATATGTGGCTGATTAATAAGCAAATAACCTTTAACTTCATCGTCACCTGCTAGACGGAAATCAGAAGCGATCTTAGCAAGACCCCAGATCTCAGAACCGCCACGAAGCGAACCTGCTGTTTCCATAGTCATATGACCAGCGTCTGTGAACTTCTTAAAGAAGTCGAAGATCTCGCTGTTTTGGATAGGAACATAATCGTCGCCACAATGCGATAAAACTTTATTATCACTATCGCGAGTAATAAAGTGGTGACCGTCTGCGACCATAACGCCGACATTTTCGTGCCACGCCGCTTCATCGAGAGTATATGCAGGACGCTTAGAGACTGTCCAATCAAGGGATGCGGCTTTCTGCATCTCTGCAGGTGTTAAGTTAGGATCAACTTCTACACCAAGTTTATGCCAAGGCTTCTCGCCTGTCCAAGCCATCGTTTCAATATTATGAGCCATGATGTTACTCCTTTCTGGCTAAATCACCGATACCGTTATCGGGTAATTATAATATAGTAAAGAAAGTAAATGAATACTATAACAAAATACTGATGGTTAATAATCAATACTTTGGCCGTCAACATAGACGGCGACGATATCACTTTCAGCGAAATATGTCCCGCCATCGGACTGCTGAAAAAGCTCCATCGCTTTAGCATGGGCTTCTTCCCGTGATGAAGCCTCTACCGTCAAAATACTAGCAACGAGTTCGGTAATCTCTACAACATATTGTTTTGCCATTAGTGCCACCAATAAGGGGCAGAACGACCCCTCTCCCATACAGCTTCACTACCGTCTTTGAACGTGCGCTTTTCATTTATGTAATACGAACGATACGCTTCGATATGACAATCTTCATAATATTCTTCGGGCATACACTTTGGAGGTTTTGTATAATCACGCATCCAAGCATTATGTGAATAACTCTCCTTGAGCGATGGTGGAAGAACTGAGAGCGTATCAGCGATCTTTTCAGTAGCGTGAGGCTCACCGTCTTTAAACCCACGGTAATGGAATTCTTCGATTAGAAACATTAAGTGACAATACGCCCACTGATAATTATTACCAGTTTCACGAACCCATATCGTCATCGGGTGATTAGCGTATGCTTTTTTATAGACTTTATCTTCAACAGGCGAACCGAGGATACGATGCGCTGTTGAAAGCATCTGCGCAGTTTCGAGAATCATCTTCGGGACATGTTTATCACAAAGCCAACGAGCCGCGAGGTCAGGGCTAACATCCAGATGAAATATATTCATCGACTATCTCCTTTTTAACAGAACCGTCTTCATTTGTCATCTCTTTAGCGACTTTTGTATCTTCCATAAGAGCAACACGAAAAGGGATAACAACAGCGTTATTACACCAAGTACAACAACGACCTTCGTTAACAGGCCAAGCATTATGACCTGCATACCAAGTGCCGCTTCTTGTACCTTGAACATCAATAGATGCAGTACAAATAGAACATTCACGCAATAATTTATTCATAACCATTCCCTTTCTTGGTTGTTGATTTCATTAAAGACACGGCGTTCCCAACCATAAAGAGGTAAAGCACTTTCTTGATCTATTTCATAAAGAGTAGCCATGCCTTCTTCGTTGACCATTCGTAATAGAGCCATTTCGGTATTAGATAAGTTAATTCGATAACCATTTTTCAATTTTTTAATTTTCATTTTTAATCTCCTCGATTTCAACAACTTCTTCGTGGTCATAACCGTAATCTAAACCAAAACCTGTGTGCTCAGCATCACATCCGTGGTAGTCGCCAGAAAGAACTTTTTCTTCTGCTTCTTCTGGGCTGTCAGCCTCAAGACATGTAGCACTATACCCAACCCACTTTGTGTGGACTTTATACTTCGCCATCGTCAGCCTCCTGTAAATTTTCTACTTCGGTAACAAGGATTTCACTCTTAACGCTAACTGCATTATTCTTTATGTTAGCTGTTCCGATATCGAAAGCCTCTTGTTCACTATTAGCCTTTACATAATCTTGAAGAATTAAAACGACTCTATACTTCTTCATCGTCAGCCTCCTCTGGTGGATATCTCATATACGCACGGTATTCAATAACATGCCAATTAATACCAATATTTGCGTCATGGTTATGTTCGAGATCGTGTAACACATCGAGTGCTTCTTCTCTAGTGAGCCAATCACACTGTTGCATTACATCTTCGACAGACCATACGATAGCAATTTCAT